AAGCGGAAAAGACATCCTGAAAGACAGAGAGCTGATGGATGGCGCCGAGTTCCAAGAGCTGGAGCCGGTAGCAAATAAGTGAAGGAGGAAAGTAAATGGCAGCCAACACAAATAAGGGCTTCGGTCTTTTATTTGAAATGGGATGCGGCAAGACCAGAACTGCGATCGCCATCGCAGGAGCCGCATATGAAAAAGGCGCGATCCAGAGAGTTCTGGTAATCGCACCAACGTCCGTCGTGTCGGTCTGGCCAAAAGAGATCGCAGAGGTCGCAGACTTCAAAGTGACCTGCAAAGCGCTCCTGGGAACGAAGCAACAAAGGATCCGAATGATTGAAGACCTGCAGGCGTTCCCGTTCAAAGCGCTCAAGGTCGCCGTGATCAACTACGAATCAACCTGGAGAGATGGACTGTTTGAGAAGCTCCAGGAATACGACGCTGACCTGATTATATGCGATGAGAGCCAGCGAATCAAGACACACGACGCAGAGCAGAGCAAAGCAATACATAAGTTAGGAGACCAGGCGAGGTACAAGCTCATTCTCTCCGGAACACCGGTACAGAATGATGCAATCGACATCTGGAGTCAGTACCGGTTCCTGGATGCTTCGATCTTCGGCCGGAACTTCTACCAATTCAGAAACCGGTACGCGATCATGGGAGGATTCAACCGGAAGCAGATCGTCGGGTACAAAGACCTGGACGGACTGATCCGAAAGGAGCACTCGATCGCATTCAGAATTACGAAGGAAGAAGCAATCGACCTGCCGGAGCAGACGTTCATCAAGAGGAAGGTCCAACTCGGCAAGAAGGAAAAAGACCTATACAACCAGATCAAACGAAGCAGCTATGCGGAACTATCCAACGGAGACAAGATCACGGCCACGACCGTACTGACAAGGCTCCTGAGACTGCAGCAGCTGGCCGGAGGATTTCTTGTCACAGACGACAGTGACAAGCCGGAGCTCGTCAACACAGCGAAGCTGGATGCGCTCCAGGATATCATCGAGGACTACGTACTAGGCGCAGGAAAGAAACTGGTAATCTTCGCAAGATTCATTCCGGAAGTAACCGCCATCATGAAAATGATAGACAAGACCTTCCAGAAGACAGGAAAGAAGCAGGTGGCCATCTATGGAGCAATTAAGAAGGAAGACCGTGGACCGATCATCAAACAGTTTCAGGAAGATCCGGACACCGTGATCATCGTCGGCCAGATCGACACCCTCGGCGTCGGAGTTACCCTGACAGCTGCAGATACATGCGTCTACTATTCGAAAAACTTTAACTACGCCACATACGAACAGAGCCTCTCCAGGATCCACCGAATCGGCCAGAGGAACACCTGCACATACATCGACCTGGAGACCGAAGGAACCGTGGATGAGATGATCGGCAAGGCACTGGCCAGAAAAGAAGACATGGCCAAGACGGTCGTGGATGACTGGCGCGCGTACTTTGAATAGGAGGTAGAGAGAAGATGAAACTGAATGACGTATACACAAAGCCACTGAAAGACGTCGTAGAGGAACTGAACCTCACGGACATGAAGGTTCACACAGACGATGATGGAGAAGTGAGATCCATAGAGCTGAAATATGAGCCGATCAATTGCTTCACGAAAGGAGCTCAGTCATGCTATTAAAAGAAATCGGCCGCAAGATAGCTCAGGCATTCAGATTAGCAAGGGCCGCGGACGAGAAGGTAGCGTCCAGCATAGCTGCGGCGCTGGATGCCAAGGCGGAGCAAATAAAGGAATACGAAAAGCGCTTCGAACCAGAACATCCGGAACCGGAACCATTACCAATGCAACAGGTGATTCAATCATTGGCGGCGTATGGATTTAGTACAGATGAAGCAGCATGCGCAATCGCGAAAGCCATGGCGCAGAAGCCTGAGCCGCTGCACAACTTAACAAACAACTGGCGCAAGATGCACGGACTGCCGATGCACCGAAAACCTGCAGCGTTCAGAAGAAGGAGGAAAACTAAATGAAAGATGAGACAGCGATAAACAGCTACGAATTAACGCTGACGCCAAACTATGTATCAGATTGGAATTTTAATGATGCTCTCAGGGAGTTGATACAGAACGGCACCGATCAGGAGGTGCTGGATCCAGATAACGAATTCCAGATCGACTACAGCCAAAAGGAAAAAGTGCTCCGGCTCAAGAACCGGAAGTCTGCTCTTAAAATAAATACCTTGCTTTTAGGAAGAAGCAGCAAGGCAAATAACGAGGACACGGTCGGACAGTTCGGAGAAGGCTATAAGATCGCCGCATTGGTTCTGAATAGACTAGGGAAGACCTTCACGATTTACAACAATGAAAAAAATGAGGTTTGGGAATCCCGATTCAAAAATTCAGAGAAATGGCTGGAAAAAATCCTCTGCTTTTACGTCAGCAAACGAAAAACGGATGACCACGGCTTATGCATCGAAGTAGGCAATGTCACGCAGGGAGAATTTAATGATTTATACAAGGTATGGCTCCACTTGGACGATTGCGACTACAGCAAAGCGGAAACGAAGTATGGAGAAATCATCTTGGACGAAGCATACGCCGGAGAAGTGTACGTCAACGGCTTATTCGTGGACTGCAATAGCGATCTGAAATACGGTTACAATTTTAAGCCAAAATACATACGCCTGGAACGCGATAGAAAAACCTGCGACACATGGAATGTTGAAGACACAACATCGCTCATGATTGCAGAGGCAATGGTAAAGGGAGACATTCCGATGGAAAAAGTGCGGAAGATGGTCGAGGAAAGAGCCGACGACGTGTACCATTTCGAGTTCAACGCCTACAGAGACAACGTGAAAAAGGTTCAGGAAATGCTGATAGAGTCATTCGATACACAAAACCCGCAGCCATACTCTGTGCCGGTAGATTCGCAGGAGGATATAAGAAAAGTTAAGGCATACGGAGGGAATCCAGTAGTCGTTCCAGCAGGCGTGGCGAAGCTGCTTAAGGAAGAAAAAGACAAGCGCATCAAAGAGCTTACAGAAATCCCATGCGCCAACGCTATGACTTTGAAAGATAAATTCAATCGCTGGTACGACGTATACGCGGAAGACATCCGGGACGAAGCGCGAATGGAAATAAGAAATCTCATTGATGAACTGGAGTGATCAACATGGATAAAATCGTGATCTGCAAGCAGTGCGGTCGACCAGAATACTGGGGAGAGATGCGGTGGTTATCGGGAAAGTGCACCTGCAGAAATTGCTATCGAGCAAACTGGCAGGATGAGAATAAAGCACTGTATGAATGGGACGACCTGGATGGCCCACGTCCAACCATGGACGAATACGAGAAGCAGGAGAAGGAGGCAAGAGAATAATGGCAGAAGTTAAGATCTGGCCGCGAGGCCAAAACGAAACTGGAGGCATCCTGCTGATGCCGATGAAGAAAAACATCCCAAAAGGGCATCCGGAATGGAGCCTGGTAAAATGTCCGATCTGTGGACAGGAATGCTGGAGACCAATGTCAAGACAGGAGCTCCGGCAGAAGAAAATGCAAGCAGCCTGCACAGAGTGCGGACTCAAAATAGAAAGTAGGAGGAATCAACCATGAAACTCACTGAAATGCTCGGCCAGTACGAGGAACTTCTCGGCAAGAAGGATCAGCTGGCCAAAGACACCAAGGACAACAATGCAGCCATCGATAAGCTGAAGGCAGAGATCGCAGAAATGATGATCGACGAAGATATCCCGTCCCAGGGATACGGCGACTACATCTACAGCCTCCAGGATAAGGTCAAATACTCCAAGCGTGGAGAAGCCTACCTGCAGGAACGCGGCCTGGACTTCTTCGAGGTACTCAGAGAACAGGGCCTCGGCGAACTCATCAAAGAAACCGTCAATGCAGGATCCCTGCAGAGTGCGATGAAAGAAATCGCCGAAGAAAACGACGGAGAGCTGCCGCCGGAGCTGGATGAGGTCGTAAGCAGCTACGAGATGACCGACATCGCCAGATGCAAATCAACCAACAAAGCACTCAAAAGAGCGAAAGGAGAATAAACCATGGAACAGTTAGAATTTGATTGTCGCCTCGAATCAGAGCGCGAGCTTGAGGAAAACGTAAACATCGCCCTGGAATTTGCATGCAAGCAGGTCAAGGAAACCAGCAAGTCGAAGGTATCGAACCGCCACGACGGATACGGTATCGCTTCAGAATTCTACGCAGGCATGAAGCTCGACCAGAAGAAGGTAGATGAGAGCATGAAAGACTTCCTGCGCATCCTTCCAACAGAGGATGATGCCAAGGCAGTCGAGGCAGCCAGCAGCCTGAAGAATGCAGCAACCGGCCTGGTACTCCAGGCGACTAAGCTCGCAGCGCAGGCAGACAGAATCATGCACGACTTATACGAAGAAGTCAGCAGCTACACCACACCGGTGGAAGATTATCTGGAGGGACAGTTCGAGGACGCGGAAGCGGATCCGGAAGCTGAAGCAGAGGAAGAACAGGAGGACGCTGAATAATGGCAGGGCTCACAGTTAACGAGGTAACACGCATCGAGGTATCCGATTCAGAAGGCAATGCAATGCACCAGGGCGACACAATCGTCCTGAGAATCGATACAGAGGACATCCTCTGCGTCTTTGAAGGCATCAAGAGTGGATACTTCATCACCAAGACATGCGACGACGGAATCGAGAACCGGTACCGTGTAAAGAGCATCAAAAAATCCAAAGTGGTAAAAGCAGCATCCCAGGATGCAGAGAATAAGGAGGAATAAGACATGGCAGCAGCAAAGAACGAACTCGCAACAATGGAGAGCTTCAAGATCGTAACCGGCATGGAGGCGATGGATGAGGATCTCAGAGCAGAGCTGGAAGATGAGCTCGGAGACCTGGACGATGATGGTGGCATTGACGCCAAGAGAATCAAAATCCCATCTGGCGGAGGAAAAGCCTTCGAGGTTGAGACGGATGATCCAGACGATCCGGAGGTAATGAAAGAAGTTAGTGGCGTGATCATTTTCACACACCGCATGAATGCCTACTGGTCACAGAAGCTCGGAGAAGCAGGAGATGATGGAGATACAAGTAAGATCCCGGACTGCAGTTCCATGGACGGAAAGCAGGGACTCAACAGAATTACTGGAGAAATCAGAACCTGCGACACCTGCCCGTATAACCAGTTCGGAACTGATAGCAAGGGAAAAGGCAAGGCGTGCAAAAATACTCGCCGCCTTTACATCATGATGGATGGGCGTCCGGACATTTATCTCCTGACAGTGCCGCCAACATCGATCAGGGATATCAATAAGGCTTTGAAAAAAATCATGGGACAGCAGCACATCCCATACAGCCACATGGTCGTGACTTTCAAGCTCACAACATCAGAGAACGGTGACGGTATCAAATTCAGCAAAGTCACCCTGGAAAAGAAGGGAGTGCTCCCGTCGGACGTTTACGCAAAGACTGCAGAGCTCCGCAAGGCAATGAAGCAGAGCTATGAGAGCGTAGCGATCACAACAGACGACTACAAGGAAGCAGCACCGATGGAAGCAGCACCGATGGAAGCAGCTCCGGAAGTCGGTGCCGACGGATTCATGCAGGCAGGCGACATCCAGGATGGAGAGCTGCCATTTGACTAAACCACAAAGCAGGGCGGCAAACCAGTCGCCCTGCGGAATTGGAGGAACAGATGGTTAAAAATTTACAGGACTACTTAAAGACCGGTAGAGATCCGGCCTACTTAAAGAACGGAGACACCATCACAGAAGAACTGGCCAGAGAACTCATCTGCGCAGGGGATGAGGATGGATGCCTGGATAGAGAATTTGAAATCACGCAGAGTAGGATCGTCGAGGACATCATCGGAGGCGAGGGCGTCTACGAGACCATCTGGCGAGAAAGCCCGGACCATCCGTGGACATACGTCGGACTGTGCAAGGCAGGAATGGATAAGAACCTCGCGCCGATCCACGCCAAGATGGCATACGTCTGCAGCAAATACAGAGCCAAAAACGAAGTGGAGATGCAGCAGCACATCATGGATGCGATGGAGGCGTGCAGAGCAGTGCATGAACGCGGGGACATCCCGGTAGCGCCGCACCTGTACTGGCCAAGGTTCCTGGACGAAGGAAATCCGGAAGACAGAGACTACGGACTGCAGGCAGGAATGGAAGCTCTGAAGCGATGCGATCAGATGGTCGTGATCATCAGACAGGAAGGACCGGAAGATGAATGGATCAGTCAGGGAATGCAGGCTGAAATAACTGCTGCGGCAAAGATGGGAATCGAGCCGCAGTTCATATACATAGGCAAAGAAAAGAGGTAACACCATGAACACGGCAGAAGTCGATCTCGACCGTTTGGTCGATTATGAAAGAGAATACAGAAGCGTCGTCAAAAGGGCGCAGGTTACCGGAGATCATATGATAGGACTCTGCCCGTTCCATGACGATTTAAAAAACAGCTTCTCAGTAGATCTGAAGACAGGAAGATGGCACTGCTTTAGCGAGGACATCGGCGGCAACTACGTGGACTTTGTGGCCAAGATGAATGGCATCAGCACAAAGGACGCATACAAGCGAATCATGGAAGACTACCATGTGGAGATGCCAGAAAAAGAAAAACCTGCAGCATCTCGCCGGAGCTATTCAATGGAGCAGTACGCCTTCGAAAAAAGGCTCCCGGTGGAATTCCTCCGGGACACATGCCACATCAGCAACGACAAAGAAAGAAAAGACCAGACCACATACATGAAGATCCCGTACCTGAAGGAAGACGGAACCGAGGCAACCTACAGAAAGAGGTTTGCAGGTAAGGAATTCAGATGGAGATACGGCAGCAGTGGAAAGATATGCCTCTACGGAGAATGGAGGCTCTCGCAGATGCGACAGAGTGGATACGCCTGCCTAGTCGAAGGAGAGTCCGACACGCAGAGCATGTGGTACATGGGAATCAGCACCCTCGGAGTACCGGGAGCCTCCATGTTCAAGCCGAACATGAGCGACCAGCTCCAGGACTTAAAGCTATACATCCACCAGGAACCGGACCAGGGCGGCGAAACGTTTATGCGGAAAGTCATCCAGGGACTCCGGGACGGTGGATTCATTGGCAAGGTTTACAAATTCAGCTGCAGCACACTGGGCGGAATCAAGGATCCGAGTGACGTCTTCATCAAATTCGGAAAAGAGGAAGGCGCAGCCAAGATCCAGAAGCTCCTGGAGCGGGCAGAAGAAATAGACCTGGCAGCACCAGACGTGATACCGGAATCCATCAAAGGGGCACCGGTCAATCTCCGCCAGCCGGAAGGTTGGATCTATTCAGACAAAGGAATCAGCCACATAGATGAGAAGACATACGGACCGGTCATGGTCTGCAGAACACCGATCATCCTGACGCAGCGACTCCGAAGCCTGGAAACCGGAGAAGAAAAAATAGAGATCGCATTCAAGAGAGACGATGAGTGGCACAGAGCAATCTACCCACGATCAACGATCTTCACAGCCAGAGGCATCACTGTCCTGGCAGACCTTGGATGCACAGTAACAAGCGAAAACGCCAAGCAGGTCGTCCGGTTTCTATCGGCTCTGGAAGCAGAGAACATCGACATCATCACGAAAGCAGATGCAACGTCCAGCTTCGGATGGCAGCCAGGAAAGCGATTCATCCCAGGACACGACAAAGACATCGTTCTGGACATTGATCCATCACAGAAGGGAATGGCCGCGGCATACTGCCAGACCGGATCATTTGATAAATGGAAAGACACCATGCGGCCGCACCGAGAGCGCGACAAGTTCCGGTTCATACTGGCCGCAGCGTTCGCAGCTCCCCTGCTGCGGATCATCAAGCAAAGAATCTTTTTCGTATACAACTGGGGATCCAGTAAAGGAGGAAAGACCGCCGGATTAAAAGCAGCACTGTCAGCCTGGGGAGATCCGGAAAGATTGATGGTGAACTTTAACGCCACCCAGGTCGGACTGGAGCGAACCGCTGCGTTTTACTGCGACCTGCCACTCGGCATCGATGAGAGACAGCTGGCCGGAAAGAACCAGGAAGGACTGGAGAAGACAATCTACATGATCGCATCCGGTACCGGAAAGATCAGAGGCGCAAAGGGCGGCGGCCTGCAGACAATGAGACAATGGAGAACCGTAGCCATGGCAACCGGCGAGGAACCACTCTCCACAGATACATCACAGACAGGCGTCAGCACCCGTGTGCTGGAGATCTACGGCGGACCATTCGAGACGGAAGAACAGGCAAGCCTCATGCACCAGGAATCAACGCAGAACTTCGGATGGGCGGGCCCGGAATTCATCGAACACGTCCTGAAGATTTCAGAGAAAAGCATCTGCGATAAATACGATGAGATGCTGCGATACGTGATGAGCATAGCAAAGGGAAAGAGCGGAAGCCATGTGGCCGGAATCAGCGCGGTCGCCCTGGCCGATGCCATGATAGATACCTGGTTCTTTGATAGCCAGGATGTACCGGAGCCCGAAGCGGATCCGAAAAAGGAAGAAGGGAAAGACGATGAAAAACAGATAACAATCAACCAGGAATCCTGGGACAGAGCCAAGAGGATGGCAGCGTCCATCCTTCAGGAACAGATCGCAGCAGCATCCGGAGACGTAAACGAAAACGCCGTGCAGTTCATCACCGACTGGGTAATCTCAAACAAGGCATACTTCGGAGAGAAAGCCATCGGAACATGCCTCGGTACCATGAGCGAGTCCGGAAACGTGGCGTACATCTTCCCATCAACACTGAACCAGGCGCTGACCAAAGCAGGGTACAGTCCAAGGAAGACACTCAAATACATGGCAGACAACGGATTGATCACGGTCAAGGATGGCGGCGAAAATTCCACCAAGAGATACTCCATCATGAAACGATTCGATGGAAGGGTATGCAGGTTTATAGAATTCAATATCGGGAAAGAGAGCCAGTCCGATGGAGATGACATCGAGGCCATGGCAGATGAAGCAGAAGAAAAATACCACCAGGAATCGATGACCGATAAGGACGGATTCATGAGCATACCGGAAGGCATGGAAGATGAGCTGCCATTTAAGTAGATCGCGCAAAATTTATCCCCAAAGTGTAACCACTCAAATTAGTGGTTACGCGAGTGGTTACGCGAGTGGTTACACCGAAATGCAGAGCTGGCGCGGGTTTTAGAGCTTTGTAACCACTGTAACCACTAAAAACCACTTATTTATTGTTTCGTGGGAAATTTTGCACACGATGCACGAAAAACGCGCAACACATGCAAAATTCTATAAAAACACGGTATGTATTTAAAAAAAGTGGTTACAGTGGTTACACCCAGCACAACCCACGTAAAATCAGGGCTCGCAGCGTAACCACTTCAAAAAACGCTTAGTGGTTACAGAAAGGAGTGGTTACAACGGAATTAGACCTAAAAAAACTGAACCAGGACATCGCAACCCTGCGTAAAAACAGGGAAAACGTGCCGCTGGAACTCCTGAAAACCAAATATAAAAAGTCTTATGCAAAATTGAAAGAGGAAATCCGTGCACAATTTGAGATTTACATGAAACACATCATCGTGCTCGGAATTTTGAAAACCGGTCCGGATCTAACCGGAGCGAAAGCCAAAAGCATGGTCGATCAGATTCAGAAAATCATCGATGAGGAAAAGGCAGCCGGGCACCAGAAGGAAGTCACGCGTGCAGTATTTGAAGAATTCAATCTGGCAAAAGCAGAGAACCTGGCCTGCGGATATTACACAGACCGAGTCAAGTATGAAATATACGCGCCATACTGGCTAGAGCACATCCACCAGGAACCGGACGGAAAAGTGACAAGCGACCTGCTGCCAGGCATGACATGGCACCCGGAAGCGGGCGTGTGGGCTTCCTTTTCAGAGCCATCGTTCACTTTGATGATGCCGCCCACCCAGGCAGGAATCGATGCGCAGCATAAGGAAGACACGGAGAGATTCAAAAAATATTTGAAAGAGGTGAGGCAGGAATGAGCTACCAGGGAAACAACCCGGAAGGATATCCGGATCCGACAGCCAACCAGGCAGTAGGAATCGTATCTAGGGAAGAAAAGGAAGCTGCGAAAGCAAAGAAGCGGGCAACCAGGGAGTATGACATCAGAGCAGCCATGAAAGCAATCAGAGCAATCGCCGGAGCATACGGACTGACGATCGAGAACAGAATCACATTCAAAGACAAAGAAACGGAGGAAATATTCAGATGACCAACAAGGAGAGATTTATCGAATTATTAAGAAGCACCAAGAGAGAAGGAATCGAGAAGCTCATCGACTTCCTGGAGAAGACCGACTTCTTCACAGCACCGGCATCAACCAGATTCCATATGAGCTGCGAGGGAGGACTGCTGCAGCATTCGCTCAATGTTTACGACTGCCTGGCTGGCCTTGGAACCACGACCGGAGACGTTCAGGAATTCCACGTGGCCGGAATGCGCCTGGATTCAATCCCGAAAGAGTCCATCATCATAGTGGCGCTGCTCCATGACCTCTGCAAGGTGAACTTTTACGCCACAGAGATGCGCTGGCGCAAGGATGCCAATAACAAGTGGGAGCAGTACCCGGTATACGCGGTCAACGACAGAAACCCATACGGCCACGGAGAAAAATCAGTCATGATGGCATCAGAGTTTATCCACCTGACCATGGAGGAACGATACGCAATCAGATGGCACATGGGAATG